TTAACCAGATGTCTGATCAGATGGACATCTCTAAAAAGGAGGCCGGTGGTCTTATGCAAAAAGCGAAGATGATGAATGACATGGACCGGCCCGGCATGGGCGGCTATGAAATGCGTATGGAAGTGGGCGGACTTAGTGAGGGTCAGAAGGCTCTGCGGAATAAAAACCCAGAGGTTGTTGCTCGAATGGAGGGCGTTTCCGTGGATAAGGTTATGGATATGGCTGACGGCGGAATGGCTCGTATCAAGGGCGCCCCGCCTGCTCAAGTTAAGGGCTTGACCTATAACGATAACGGCGGAAAGGGGACATTCTGATGGCTGACGATAGAACAATTTCTGATGCGGATCGTATGTTAGCGGCACGTATGATGAACGAGGGTGAAAAAACCGTGTCTGATGCTGATGTTATCGAAGCATTGGGAATCTCAATGTCAAAGCCCACAGGAACTGAAACGGACAACTATGATCGTTCTTCGTCTGCAAGAGTTCTTAAAATGGCCACGCCAGAGCAGAAAGCCATGGCTCGTGATCAGCTGGGTGTTCCAGAAGGTATGAACATGGGTGGTATGATGCGCGATGAACTCGGTTACATGGGTGGTGGAATGAGTTACAGCAAGCGCGGCCCAATCAAATACGCAGTTGGCGGAGCAATTAAAGGCAAAAATTTTAAAGGCAGCTTTTAAGAATGGCTGACCCAACGACGTTTGCCTATTCTTTACTAAAGAGTATACAAGGTCGCATAGAATTAACCCAGGACTCAATCCTCCATGGGGGCCCGAAAGACATGGAGTCTTACAAACATCTCGTGGGAGAATTACAGGGATTAGAGTTCGCAGAACGGGAGATCAAAGATCTCCTGCAATCCACGGAGGAAGAATGACCAAAACTTTATACGTTCCAGACCACGTACTAGAGTCCCAGAAAGCCCCGAAAGCCGAATCGTCTGCATACATAGATAAAAGTGAGAAAGTACTCGACCCCTCTCTTGTAAGTAAGAACCTTAAAGAGAGACTGCCGCAGCCCACAGGCTGGCGTTTACTTGTGATGCCTTACATGGGCAAAGCTGCCACCGAAGGTGGTATCCTTATTCCTGATGCAGTTAGAGATCGTGAAGCGTTGGCGACAGTTGTTGCCTACGTTCTAAAGGTAGGTCCTCTGGCTTATCAGGATTCGTCTAAATTTGGTGACGATGAAGATCGCAATTGGTGCAACGAGGGCGATTGGGTGTGTATTGGAAGATACGCAGGATCTAGGTTTAAGATCGATGGTGGGGAAGTCCGCGTCATTAACGATGATGAGGTCATTGCCACAATTCTAGAGCCCGACGACATTAAACACGTTTAGAAAGAAGAAATTAACCATGGAGAAAAGCCATGCCTACTGAGTCTGATATTGATGTTGGAGATTCCGAAGAGAATTCGGTTGATGTAAATGTTTCCGAAGAGTCGGAGGAAAAACCGGCTGAAGAAGTAAGCGTACAGCCGGAAACGGATGACGAACTAGATGAATACAGTTCTGGTGTTAAGAGCCGTATCAACGAATTAACCAAAAAATATCGTGAAGAAGAGCGTCAGAAGCAGACAGCTGTTCAGTTTGCTGAGAACGTTCGTAAAGAGAACGAGTCCCTCAAACAGCGTATGGAATCCTTGGACAGGGGTTACATGGAGCAGTTCGACGGACGAGTAACTTCCGAGATTGAGTCTGCTAAACGTATTCTTAAAGAAGCCCACGAAACGGGTGATGTTGATGCGATTGTTAACGCTCAAGAGTCTTTAGCGGATCTAACGGTTCAAAAGACCAACTCTAGAGTTGCTAGAGAGAAACCCGAAGGGCAGGAAATATCCCAAGCAGAAGCTCCGGCGGCTGCTCCGGCTCCGGCTCCGGCCCCAGACCCAAAAGCAGAGAGATGGGCGCAAGACAACGATTGGTTCGGTCAAGACGAAGTTATGACATATGGTGCTTTTGGCATCCATCGTCGCATGGTGGAAGATGAGGGGTTTGACCCATCTTCTGATGAATACTACACTGAACTTGATAGTAGACTTAGAAACGAGTTTCCAAACAAGTTTGATTCTAAGGCTAGATCGACCGGGGGAAGAAAAGTTGCGTCGGCTGAATCTTCCGCATCCCGCAAAAAGAGTGGACGGAAAACTGTGCGGTTAACCCCATCTCAGGTAGCTATAGCTAAGAAGCTTAACGTGCCTCTTGATGAATATGCAAAATACGTGAAGTGAGGGAATAGCCATGAATACTGAGAACACATCTCGCCAAAAGTCTACAAGAACGCCGAGAGCCAACCAAAATCGTGCAGGGCAAGCACGCAGGCAACCTTGGAAGCCCCCGTCCATGTTGGACGCACCACCCGCTCCAGATGGTTACAAGCATCGATGGATCAGGTCCGAAGTAATGGGTTTTGATGACCGCAAAAACGTAGCAGCACGATCTCGAGAGGGATGGGAACTGGTACGTGGTGAAGAATACCCTGACTTTGAGGTCCCGACCGTTGAAGATGGTAAACACGCTGGTGTAATAGGCGTAGGTGGTCTTTTACTTGCAAGGATTCCTCTTGAGATTGTTGAAGAACGCGACGAACATTTTCGTGGCATGACACGCAATCAAATGGCCGCTGTTGATAACGACTTAGCTCGTGAGCAGCATCCGGCAATGCCTATCAATAATCCTGATAGGCAATCTCGTGTAACTTTTGGAGGTCCTCAAAACGAGGACTAGGAGATAGAAAATGGCTAACAGTAATGGAAGCTTTGGTCTTCGTCCCATCTCTAAGCTAGGTGGCGGAACCAATTCCACTGGCCTTACGGGATATACTCCTTACGAAATCGCTAACGGTAACACTGACAAAATTTACCATGGGCAATTGGTTATTCCTCTTGCTTCAGGGTTTATCGATCACACGGCTAACGCTGCCGGTGGTACAGTCAGTCATCTGGGCGTATTTCAGGGATGTGAGTATGTCTCTAGTGTCACTGGAAAAACTACGTTTAGTAACTACTGGCCCGGATCCGGAGCGGATAGTAACCACCCCGTAAAGGCCTTTATCAACGATGACCCAAATCAGTTGTATTTAATTGCATCTGATGCGTCTCTGACAAGTAAGGCAAATGCGCGTGCAAGTGTCTTCCTGAACGCGAATCTTTCTACGGGCATCACGGGAACTGACGCTACTGGCGTTTCTTTGGGTCGTCTGGCTGTTAGTACGCTGGCAACTACCAATTCGTTGGCGCTTCGCGTCATGGGTTGGCAGGAAGATCCTGAGAACGAGGATTTTGAAGCCGCTGGCATCGGCGTAATTGTTAGGTTGAATAACTCGTTTAATGCACCTACTGGGTCCATTGCTTCGGGTACACCTTCAACCACTGGCGTATAGGAGAGGATTGAAAAATGGCTATTAGCAGAGCCCAACTAGCGAAAGAGCTAGAGCCCGGTCTCAACGCCCTTTTCGGCCTTGAGTATGCCCGGTATGACGATGAAGCTTCTGAGATTTATGATACTGAATCTTCGGAGCGTGCGTTTGAGGAAGAAGTGATGCTTTCAGGCTTCGGGTCAGCACCCGTTAAGCAAGAAGGTTCAGCTATTACCTTTGACGATGCCCAAGAAGCGTATACGGCACGGTACACTCATGAGACCATCGCGCTTGCTTTCTCCATTACGGAAGAAGCAATCGAGGATAATCTTTATGATCGCCTTGCCTCTCGCTATACGAAAGCTTTGGCACGCAGCATGGCCAACACCAAACAGGTGAAGGGTGCAGCTACGCTGAACAACGCTTTTGATAGCACGTTCGCTGGCGGCGATGGTAAGGAGCTTTGCGCTACTGACCATCCTCTGGTGAATAATGGTTCGCTTCGTAATGAGCCCAGCACTGATGCTGACCTGAACGAAACCAGCCTTGAGAATGCTCTTATTGACATTGCAGCTTTTGTTGATGAGCGCGGCCTTAAAGTCTCGGTTCGTGGACAGAAGTTGATTATCCCCCCCGCACTTCAGTTTGTGGCGGATCGTCTTCTTGAGTCTACTCTTCGCCCAGGTTCTGCGGACAACGATGTTAACGCAATGCGTAACATGGGTATGCTCCCGCAGGGTTATGTTGTTAACCACTATCTGACAGACACGGATGCGTTCTTCATTAAGACGGACGCTCCTCGCGGTTTCGTTCACTTTGAGCGTATGCCGATGTCTACGAAGATGGAGGGCGACTTTGATACAGGCAATGTTCGGTTCAAAGCCCGTGAGCGTTACAGCTACGGTTACTCTGATCCTCGTTGCGTGTACGGATCCAAAGGCGCATAAGACTACGGGGGAGAGGAGACTCTCCCCCGACTTATTTCTGGGAATCATAGCCCTAGCGACTGTCCCAGCAGACGCTTACGAAGACTCTAGGGCCAATCTCTCGTAAGGAGGAAGCCGCATGGCTAATACAACTTTTAATGGTCCCGTTCGCTCAGAGAACGGTTTTGAGGTAATCAACGTAGCCGCCGTAACGGGCGCAGAAACCACTGTTTTTGATGTTGCCTCTACAGGTATTGTTACGGACAAATACGTCAAGCATGTTGGTTTTGCCACGGGCGTTACCGTAAACAGCACAGCGGGTGACAGCCCCGCAATTGGCGAGTTTACTCAGCCGGCTAACACCGTAATCACCGACATCAAGATTTTATGTGTTACCGCTCCAGTTATTGGAACGGGAGATATTGGTTATGAGGTTGGAACGTCTACCTCTGGCGCACAGATCGTAGCGGCTGTAACGGATGAAATCCTTGACGGTGGAACCACTGTCGTTGTCGGCAACGTGACAACTACTACATTGGTAGCGACGACGCAGAGCGCAACTACTGCTCCAGTTTCCGCCCAATACGCTTCGGCGGAACGGACCATCTTCTGCAACATTACGAACACCGTAGATGCTACGACAGCAGGCTCCTTTACGTTCATTATTGAATACGTCCAGGTAGCTTAACTTAAATGGGGGGAGGCAACTCCCCCCCTTAAAAGGAGGTCATGATGGCTGATGCTGTAACGGCAACTACCGTAGAAGACGGCCCTCGAGAGGCCATCTTCTACCTCACTAACACCAGCGATGGAACGGGCGAGGCCGCTGTAACTAAGGTGGATGTTTCGGCTCTTTCATCTTTGCAGGACGGCACTGCTTGCACGGGTGTTCGTATTAAACGAATCACGTTCACCAATGTGGGTATGGGCGTAAAACTTCTTTGGGATGCGTCTACAGATGTTATCGCAGCGCAACTTCCAGCAGACTATTCGGACACTTTAGATTATTCAGACATGAGCGGTCTTCCTAATGTTGCGGCCTCCGGTGGAAACACAGGAGACATTCAACTTACTACGGTAGGACACAGTAGCGGAGACACGTACTCGGTCGTTCTGCACTGCTTGAAGCAGTACTAAGTGCTATGTCTGATAGTCTTGACAGAAAGAATGAGCTAGAGCTTGTCAAGATACAGGGGGATATAAAGCTCCTCTCGGAGAGGATACATATCATAAAGACGAATGATCTTCATCACGTTCAGAAGTCTCTTGACCTCATTACCAAGATTTTGTGGGGTGTAGGTGTTTTGATACTAGGTCAATTAGCTGTTGGTGTGCGGTTGGCTCTTTTTGGATAGGAATTAGTTATGGCAACTTCTGGTTCGGTTGATTTTAACCTAGACATGGCCGAGATAACCGAAGAGGCCTTTGAACGTTGTGGTCTAGAGTTCAGAACAGGGTATGACGCTAAAACAGCGCGTCGATCTTTAAACCTTTTATTCGCAGAGTGGGCAAATAGAGGCCTTAATTTATGGACTGTTGAAGAGATTACGCAGTCTCTTGCTCAATACTCCACGAGCTCTTCCGTAGCCACATATCCCCTTGGAGTAATTACTGCTACGGTTGGGTCTTCAACAAATCTTCTTGTTGGAAGAACTATAACCGGATCAACGAGTGGATCAACGGCTCAAGTTATATCAAAGCCCAGTTCCACTACCATAACAATCACTATCCCGTCTGGTTCATTCACCGCCGGAGAGACCATTACAAGTGCAGCAAGTGATGAATCCGGAGTTTCTACAACTATCTCGGCAGACCCAAGTTTAGATGACGTGCAGGCTACCGTTGACGTTCTGGAGGCTGTTGTACGACGAAGCGGCTCTGATATAGGAATTAGCAGAATAAGTAGAGGCGATTACATAGATACGCCTGACAAAACCACACAAGGCCGTCCATCTCAGTTTTATATCGACCGTCAAATTACTCCTAGAGTTAGCCTTTGGCCCTCTCCAGAAAACTCCACTGATCAATTAATTTATTATCGAGTGAAGAGGATTGAGGACGCTGATGCTGGAGTAAACAACCCTGATATTCCTTTTCGCTTTCTACCGTGTCTAACAGCCGGGCTATCCTATTATCTTGCTATCAAAAGGTCTCCTGACAGAATTCAACTGTTGAAAGCTATTTATGATGAGGAGTTTCAAAGAGCAGCGTCAGAGGACAGCGAAAGAACAGGTCTTCGTTTAGTTCCCAGTTTCTCGTCGTTGAGTATCTAAAATGTCTCGATACGCTTCAGGAAAATATGCAAAAGGAGTGTCCGACCGTTCCGGTAGAGCATACCCTCTTCGGCGTATGCTTATAGAATGGAATGGAATGCTCGTAGGACCTGACGAGTATGAATCAAAACAGCCTCAACTAGAGCCAAAGAGAGTTAGGGCTGATCCCGAAGCTTTGCGTGTGAGCCGGCCAGCAAGAACAGAACCAGAGGTGGCTGCGGTTTTACCTTTAAACGCCTTTAGATCTGGGTCCAGCGGGTCAGCAGTTATAACAGTTAATGAACCAGGTCACGGAAGGTCTACAGGAGACACAGTTAGATTTAGATCCGTTGAAGCCTTTGATGGGTTTACAGAAACCGTTATAGAATCTGCTAGTGGATATTCTATAACCGTTCCGACCGACAGCGACGGTGACCCCGACGCTGATTTCTATACATTTTCCGCCTCAAGCGGAACAGCAACCGTTGGAAATTTAAGTGGCGGAGGAGGAGTTTCTTCTGCTGGTCCCGTAACCCTACCCGCGTTGCCTGTCGTTGACTTGGGTAATGGATACATAACCTAGCGGAGAACTCTAAATGGCCTACACCTTTACCACGCTAAAAACAGCGATACAGGATTACGTTCAAAGCACTGAAACGACATTCGTTAATCAGTTGCCTCGATTCATTCTTAACGCAGAAGAACGAATTCTAAAAGAATCCCAGTTGGATGTGTTTCGTAAATCGTCTCAGGGCACGGCTTCTAGCGGTAATTCCTACTTGCAAAAACCTTCTGATTTCTTGTCTCAAAATTCGTTGAGCGTCATAAACTCTTCCAACAAAGAGTTTCTGTTATACAAGCAAGCTACCATGCTCCAAGATTACACACCTAACCCCGCCACAACGGGAGTACCTCAATACTACGCTGATTGGGACGAGGCTACTTTTCTCCTAGCCCCTACTCCCAATGACAATTTTACTATGGAACTTCACTATTTCTATCGTCCAGATTCTATAACAACGACTGCTAGTGGAACCACTTGGCTGGGTGATAATGCAGAACTTGCTCTCTTGTACGGCTCCTTAGTTGAAGCCTATACGTTTATGAAAGGCGAGGCAGACCTTTTGAGTTTGTATAACCAACGATTCCAAGAATCGTTGCAGTGGCTGAAGAATCTTGGCGAGGGACTCCAGACGCGAGATCAATATAGGTATGACCGTCTTAGAAGGGATGTTGCGTAATGTCTGATTCGGTTAGCGCCGGAGAAATAGGTAATGCTTTAGTATTTACCACAGATAATCGTGGTCATTCTCCTGAACAGATGGCTGAGATGGCGTTAAACAAAATAATGACGGTCTCGGACACCGCGCCGCCTGTCATACGAGAACAAGCGTATGCCCATAGAGAGCGTTTGAAAGAAGTGCTAGTCTTTTATATGAATAGGATGTGTCAAAGTGAGAGAACGACTATTTGGGCTTTGATGAAGCAACAGGGTCATGACGACATGGCCGAGATTATAAGGAGGCTGTAATGGCTGTAGGAACATCTGGTATTTGCGGCACGTACAAACGGGAAATCAACGCAGGAATCCATTTTTGGACCACACATTCTCGTGGGGACGGAAGTTCCATAGCAGCAGATACATTCAAGCTGGCTATGTTTACGAACAGTTCGTCTATTGACGTAGACACCACTGGGTATACGACGAGCAATGAAGTCAGTGGGACTAACTATTCGGCTGGTGGTGCTGCTATATCAAGTGCCACAATTGGTCTTGGCGACAACAGTAGTTCTGTTCCCACGGCGTTTATCGATATGGCTGATGTGACGTTCTCAACATCTACAATTAGTAGTGCGAGAGGGGCTCTCATATATAACTCTACTCTGGCAAACGCGGGAACGGCTGGTGATACCACACATGCTGCTAAACCTTCGGTCTGCGTTATTAACTTTGGCGCAGACAAATCGTCCAGTGCAGGTGATTTCACTATTACAATGCCTGCAAATGATGCCAATAACGCATTGATTAGGATTGCTTAATGTCTAACGCTAATCTCGGTGGTTGGGGACGGGGAACTTGGAACTCTGGTGCTTGGAATACTCCGGGTACTGTAGAAGTTACGGGTGTCTCTGCGGCCACTGCGATTGGAACTGTACAATTAGACATAACGGTTCCGGTTACAGGGGTTTCTGCGGCCACTGCGGTTGGAAGCGTACAAGTAGACGTAACGGTTCCGGTTACGGGTGTCCAAGCGGCTGCTGTTATCGGAACTGCGGTTGCAACAGGCGATGCAAACTTCTCCGCAACAGGTCTTGTTGCGGCCACAGCAATCGGAAGCACGCAGGTAGACATAACGGTTCCGGTCACGGGAGTGCAGGCATCAACTGCGGTTGGCCGAGTTCTTATTTGGGAGAAAATAGATCCCGGACAAACGGCAAGCTGGAATCCAATAACTTACACGCAGACGCCGAATTGGACTAAGATAGCGGCATAGGAATAAAATTATGGCATCATCATACACAACTAGTTTTGGTATCGAAAAGATAGGCTCCGGAGAACAGTCCGGAGCTTGGGGCGATACTACGAACCACAACCTAGATATTCTGGACCGCATTGCCTCCTATAAAGCAGTGGGGCTTTCTGGATCTACTCATACACTGACTGTTCGAGAAGCTTCTCCTGGTTCAGGCACCGAGAATCTTCAGGACGGCATGTACCGTGTTATAAAGTTTACAGGAGCCCTTGGGGCGAACAACACGGTTACGGTGGCTCCAAATACAACGTCCGCCTTCTTCATAATTATAAACGCCACTACAGATTCTGGATCTAGCGGACCCTATTCTGTAATTCTGACGCAGGGTTCCGGTGCAAACATAACCGTAGCCAACGGAAAGTCGGCGGTTGTCTATATGGATGGCGCGGGTTCCGGTGCTGCGGTTGTAAATGCGCTATCAGACTTGCAAATTGCTACGTTAACCGCGTCTGGGGACGTTACCGCAAGCGGTACGTTCAATGCTTTGGGGGATACCGCCGCAAGCGACAAAGCGGCAATGGGGTACACGGATGCTGAAGGTCTGATCCTAACCGGCCAGGGTAGCACGAATGACGTTACCATCAAGAATGACGCGGACGCGGACGTTATCACGATTGCGACAGGTGGTACTAGCGTTGACATCGTAGGAGATGTAACAGCCTCTACCGTACAGGCTGATGGCGACACTTCCGCTGGCGATAACGCTGCGATGGGGTACACGGCTGCTGAAGGTCTAATTCTTACCGGGCAGGGTTCGACTAACGATGTCACGATTAAGAACGATGCTGACGCTGATGTAATCACGATTGCGACCGGAGCAACCAACGTCGATATCGTAGGTGACGTGACAGCCGCTACAGTAAACGCGGATGGCGACACCTCTGCCGGTGATAACGCTGCAATGGGCTACACCGCTGCGGAGGGTTTGATCCTAACGGGTCAAGGCTCGACCAACGATGTCACAATCAAGAACGATGCTGATGCTGATGTCATTGAGATTCCGACAGGCACCACGAATGTGACGGTCGCTGGTCAGTTCAATGGTGGCACGATCATTCTTGCGGAGACTGACACTGACACGTCAAACACCGGCAGTGTAACGATTGATTTCTCTGCTCATCAGAACTTTGTGCTTACCCTTACGGGTAACGTGACCCTGGCTAACCCGTCTACTGAATCAGTTGGTCAGGCTGGAGTGTTCGTATTCATCCAAGATGGAACGGGTTCGAGAACTCTTAGCCTTGGAACAGATTACGAAAGCCCTGCTGGGGCCGGTATTACACTTAGCACCGCAGCGAGTGCGGTTGATGTAGTCCCCTACTTCGTTAAGGCGTCGGGCAGTATCCAGCTAGGCGCACCGCAGTTGGCGTTTAGCTAATGACTATGTTTGGCTCACAGTGGCTAGCTAATGCTGGGTCAGGGTACGAGATAAGTCAGTCGATCCGGTTTAACGACGACGACAGTCCTAAACTGTCTCGCACTCCATCTGCTGGTAATAGAACGACATGGACGTATAGCGTCTGGTTAAAAAGAGGGGACATTCCCGGATTATCAAAAGATATTTTTTCTGCCAGCACGAATTCCACAAATCGTTTTGAAATACAGTTTAATGCTAGTGAGCAAATACGCATCTCGCAATCAGACTCAGGTTCAACGACCGACGATTTGCAAACAAACCGATTATTTAGAGACCCGTCTGCTTGGTATCATATCGTGGTGAGATACGATACTACAGAAAGCACAGCATCTGACCGAATAAAGCTGTACGTCAACGGCGTTCAAGAAACTAGCTTTAGCACGGCTAATTACCCCACTGCCTCTTACGAGGGAGATGTTAATGCCAATGTCGTGCATACGATTAGCTCACGAGAATCTGGTGGCGTTTTTTTCGACGGCTATATGGCAGAGATTAATTTTGTAAGTGGAACCGCCAAAGTAGCGTCTGATTTTGGCGAGACCAATGATGATGGCGTTTGGATTCCGAAGCGATACAGCGGTGCTTACGGCACCAATGGATTTTACCTGACAGGGGCTAATAGTTCTGATTTTGGCGAAGATTTCTCAGGCAACAATAATGACTGGACGGCCTCTGGCTTGGCAGCGGCGGATCAGATGTCGGATACCCCGACTAACAATCACTGCACTTACAACCCTCTTCGCATTCGTGGAACTAATACACTTAGCGACGGTAATTTACAGGCCGCTGCTGGAAGTGCAGGTGCATATGTTACTTCAACTTTCGGTGTCAGTTCTGGCAAATGGTATTGGGAATATACATTTACCGGGACATATAACTTTCCCATTGTAGGTATAATGGGTACTGCTCTATATCAAGATGCTTACCCCTCTCAATTAACTAATGCTGTTCTTTATTATTCTTCTAACGGAAATAAATACATCGATAGCACTAGCAGTTCCTATGGAGCCAGTTATGCGGTCAGTGATAAAATCGGCGTTGCACTAAACTTAGATGATAATGAAATTACTTTCTTCAAAAATAACAGCACTCAAGGCGCTATCTCTATTAGCAACAGAGAATATACACCGCTAGTTGGTGAAGAAGGGTCTAGCAATGGCGGCATCATTGCTAATTTTGGGCAGTCAGATTTTGAATACACACCACCGACAGGCTTTAAAGCACTAAACACGGCCAACCTACCTGAGCTAACAATCAAAGATGGGTCAGCGTATTTTCACACTCAGCTATACACGGGCAACGGCAGCAGCGGCCTAGCGGTTACGAACGATGCCAATGCTGGCGATTTTAAGCCAGACCTTTGGTATTTAGCTCCCCGGTCTAACGGGGATAACCATGTTTTCATCGACAGTGTTCGAGGGGTAACCCAGCGTCTCAAAAGTAACTCAAGTGACGCCGAAGATACGGATAGCCCCGCACAAATCACGTTTGAAACGGATGGGTTTGATCTCGATACAACGGATGGAAATTTCAACGGGTCAGGTAGAACGTATGTCGCATGGCAGTGGAAAACCACAGGGGGGTCGAGCAGCACGAACGAAACCGGAGACATAACCTCGACTGTAAGTGCTAACACGACTGCCGGTTTTTCGGTGCTGACTTACAGCGGAAATGGGTCAGATAATCAAGAAATTGGTCACGGAATTGGCATTGCGCCAAAGATGATAATTACAAAACGACGTAATGCTGGTGGTGATTGGTCTATGTACCACGATGCTGTCGGCATCAATAAAGTAATGTACTTAAATCTTTCAAACTTACCCGCCAGCAATACCGAACAATATAGAGCGACACCAACTAGTTCTGTCTACACCGTGGGGGTAGGCGGGGATGTAAACGCATCTGGCGGAACTTATGTTGCCTACGTTTTCTCGGAGGTCGAAGGTTTTTCAAAAATGGGTTCCTATGTGGCAAATGCCAGTACAGATGGGCCGTTTGTACATTGTGGTTTTCGTCCGGCCTTCGTCATATTTTTCTCAATCGCTGGCAGCGGTGCAGGTAGATGGATGCTTGATACTGCGAGAAGTCCTTTCAATGTTGCAGATAAAATTATTCAAGCTAACACCAGTGCATCAGAAGACAGTGGGTCTTCTTATAATTTAGATTTTGTCAGCAACGGCTTTAAAATTAGAACATCTTCGGATTTCAACAGTAGCGGTAGAACCATCGCTTTTGCGGCATTCGCAGAAAACCCCTTCGGCGGTGACGACGCAGCGCCAGCGACAGCAAGATAGGACAAGATTATGTGGAAATACTCCGGCAGAACTATTAAGGAACACAAAGCGTGGACCGATGACAATGGTATCACGCATCCCCAGAACTGGCACATCTGGTCGCCTAGCGAGAAGGCTGCTGCTGGCCTAACTGAGGTTACGCCGGAGACGCCACCTGATAGCCGCCTTTACACTTGGGGCTACCAAGCTGATGGTGTGACGATCTCCAAAACGGCCAGAAGCATGACCGATGTGGGTTTAGTGGATAGCGACGGGAATGCGGTAAACGATGACGATGGCAACCAGATCATGCAGCCGGGGGTCCGCTCTCAGTTAAAGGCTGAAGTAAAATCTCAACAGGGTTCGTTGCTTGCACAGACCGATTGGGCTGTCGTTCGGAAGGCTGACAAAGGAACGGCAATTCCCTCAAACATCCAGACCTATCGCGA